GAGTTGCCCAGCCCGGGACTCGGCAAGCAGGACGGCATTGAAACGCCGGGCATCGAATGATCGACACAGAAGCGGCCATCCGCGCACGCACCACCACAGCGCTGGCCGACTGCAGGGCCTATGCCAGCACAGACCCGCTCAAGGCATTTGACGGTCTGCTCTGCGCCATGGGCGCGACCTACCGCTATCGACTCGAGACCGTCAGCGAGTTTGATTTGAAAACGACACAGGCACTGCTGCGCCAGGTCATTGTTCTGCGCGAATGCCTGAGCGGTGACAACGGTGAGCTGCCGCTGGTCGGCTAAGGGCGGTTAAGGGCGGTTAAGCGCCGCGAGGCGCCGACAAGGGCCGCTAAGCGCTGCCAAAGATTTTGAGATCTAACCCCTGCGTAAGCAGGACAGTTGGCCTGGGTGACCGGGCTTTTTTGGAAGCCGAAACAAAGGAAACCCCATGGCAACCACCGATACGATGAAAACAGAAGATGACGAGTTCAGCTCGGCCTTCAATGAAAAGCCAACCACCAAGGTCGAGCAGACCGAGGACGAGGCCTTTGGCATCACACCCGAAGCCAAGGAGCCGGCCGTCGTCGAAACTGCCGATGCAGCACCTATTGATGCGACGCCTGATGTGACTGAATCCGAAGGCGCCGCCGCTGGTGGTGGTGATCCCGTTGCTTCAGCCGAAGCCATGGGCGCAGAGCCAGCCGCGGAAGACGAAGACAAACCCATGACTGCCGGTCAACTCAAGAGTTGGCAAGGTCGCCTGAAGGCTGAGAACCAGCGCCTTAAAGCACTGGCAGCCAGCAAAGCCCCGGCCACTGAGTCTGCTCCAGCCGAGACACCTGCCGAAGGTGGTGCCGTGGCTGCTGCCGCCATCCAGGAGGCGGTCGACACGGTGGACGAAGACCCAGCCAAGGAAGCCAAGGCGGAAGCTGTGGCCGAGAAAGTGGAGTCCGGCGAGATGACCGCTGAGCAGGCCATGGCCCAGCTAGCAGAAGACTTCGGTCCCGACTTCGTGAAGATGATCGAGGTCATCGCCGCATCCAAGGCCAAGGAAGCCGGCAGCGCCGCCGCCAAGGAAACCGTCACCGAGCTCGGTAAGACGGTCGACGAGATCATCGCCGACATCGTGGATGGAAAGGCGAAGGCGCACTTCAAGGCCATCGTCGGCAAGCACCCTGACTTCGCTGACATTGCGGTCGACCCGGGCTTTCAAGGCTACGTCGACGCAATGGAAGAAGACGGCAAGGCCGATGCGGTGCGCGTGATCCAAGGCGGCAGTGCCGATGAGATCAACGCTCTGCTCGACGGCTACAAGGCCACATTGAGTCCTGCCGAAGCCAAGGAGGTGACCGCTGTGCAGAAGGAGCTCGCTGCCGATCCTGCACTGGAAGACTCGATCGATGACGCGGAAGGTGTGCGCTCCAGCGGCATGCGCCTGCCCGAGCAGCCCGGTGCCTCGGCTGACGATTACGAAGCGGCCTGGAACAAGGCATAAGCATGCTGCCGCACCAGCAACGAGTCGTCGATGAGTCGAACGACTTGAAGGTCAAGATCGATGCTCTGGCGCTATTCCTGAATGGCGCTGCATCGGCTGGACTTGGAACTGCCGAGCGCGGCAGGCTGAAGCGCCAATACACCTACATGAGTGAGTACTGGGTCGTCTTGCAAGAGCGCATCTCCGCCTTCGCAAACTAGACAAGCAATCACACCAACAACAGCCACCTTCGGGTGGCTTTTTCATTTCCGGCCCGCTCACAAGGCGCGGCCGAAACCGAATGTGCGAAAGCCAAGAGCTGCCTCACAGCCGGAGTAGCGGGGTGCTCCGGTCACCAAACACCTCGCATTCTTGGAGCACGACGAACCAGTCGCGCCGACAGCCTGGATACGACATGCCTGCGGGCACCGTGCGATGGATATGTCAGCACACGGCAAATGGGACAGAGCAGCTCCTTCATTTCAGTTGATTCAACAACCTCTTTGAAGGAAATTCACCATGCCATCTACCACCTACGGCGACATCTCGCCACGCACTGCGGCCTACGCCGAGAAAGAACTTCTCAAGCGCGGCCTTCCTTACCTGGTCCTGGAGAAATTCGGCCAGGCCAAACCACTGCCATCGAACAGCACCAAGGTCATGAAGTTCCGGCGCTACAACGCGCTGAGCAACACGCCCGTGGCACTGACCGAGGGCGTGACGCCATCGAGCCAAGCACTCACCGTGACCGACGTGACGGCCAACCTGGCCCAGTACGGCGGTCTGACCTCGATCAGCGACGTGATCCTGGACACCCATGAGGACACGACCTTGAACGAGGCCGTGACCCTGTTGGGCGAGCAGGCCGCGCAGATGATCGAGAAGATGCGCTACGGCGTGCTCAAGGCCGGAACGAACGTGCAGTATGCCAACGGCGCCTCCCGCGTCGCTGTGAATACGCCGATCACCATCACCCTGCAGCGCCGTGCCGTCCGCTCGCTGAAGCGCCAGAACACCCGGTTCATCACCTCGATCGTGCGCTCGACGCCCGACTGGGGTACCGAGACCGTGGCTCCTGGCTACGTGGCTCTGATCCACCCTGACTGCGAAGCCGACGTTCGCGGTTTGACGGGCTTTGTGCCGGCTGAAAAGTACGGCTCGATGACCCCGTGGGAGAACGAGCTCGGCAAGTGCGAAGACGTGCGCTACGTGTCGTCCACCATCTTTGAGCCGTTCGGCGATGCGGGTGGCATCAAGGGCACGATGCTGTCGACCAGCGGCACCAACGCCGACGTGTACCCGATGCTGTTTGTGGGCCGCGATGCCTACGGCATCATCGCGCTCAAAGGCATGTTTGCGCTGACTCCAATGGTCGTGAACCCCAAGCCATCGGATTCCGATCCATTGGCCCAGCGCGGTCACGTCTCCTGGAAGGCGTACCAGACCGCCGTGATCTTGAACGACCTGTTCATGGTTCGCGGTGAGGTTGCTGCCACGGCATAAACCGCCGATTGAGGGTTGAGAGGTCCGTCGATTTTGACGGCCTCTCTTTTTTTCGTTTCTTTTAAACTTCCTGTTTAGGAAGCCAACATTTTGTGAGGCATTTCATGAGCGCTACTTCCAACCAATCCCCTGCAGCCGGCAACAAAAAGACTGCCACCGCAAGCAATACAACCGACACCAAGATCGACAGCCTGGACGACGATGCAACCGCAGAGGTCGAGCAGGCATCTAACGAGCCAGTGGCCGCCGTGCATAAGGTCGGTCTCAGCGCCGCAGGAAAGAGCCTGGATGACCAGATGTCCGGCGATCGCAAGAAAATCCTGATGCACGCATCCGACAGCGATGGCGGCTCCGACGCAGTGCCGGTCAGCATCAATGGCTACACCTACCAGATCCCGCGCGGTGTGATCTGTGATGTGCCGGTCGAGGTGATCGAGGTGCTGCAAAACGCGGTGCAGACGCTGTACATCGGCGGCGCCGGTGGCAACAACGTGGAGCGCAAGGTTCCGCGCTTCGCCTACAACGTCCTGTAAGACGGGCGGCACCTCATGCAACTTGACGAATTTTTACCTTACGTCCTGGCAGAGGTGCCTGGCTGTCCCGACATCACGGCCCGCCTGGCGCTTGCCCAGGTGGCCATCGAATTTTGCAGCAAGACGCTGGCCTGGAACCAGGTTCTGGATCCCATTGCGCTGGCTATCGGTCAGGCCGACTACGACGTCGAGATCCCGACGCTGGGCCGGGTTGAACTGGTTGAAAGCGTGTTTTGCAACGGCATTGCATTGCGACCAGTCACCACACTAGAGCTCAATGCGGCACTGCCTGACTGGCGGACCGCCAAAGGCAACCTGCCGCGCTTTTACAACTCACCCGAAGACCGGTCCATCTTGCGGGTCTACCCGACACCAACCGAGTCCGGCCACATCCTGGTCGTAAAGGCATGCTTCATACCGGTCAGCGGCGCCAGGACGCTGCCCGATTTCCTGGGCCAATACCACATGGACGCCATTGCCAGCGGCACCAAGGCGCGGCTGATGCTGATGCCTGGCGTCGACTGGAGTAATCCGCAGCTGGCGGCTTACTACAAGACTGAATTCAACCGGTCCATTGATGACACCCGCATCACCCAGATCCATGAGCGCGTGCAAGGCGGTCTAAGCGTGCCGGCGCGTCGTTTTATTTAAGGATTCACCATGACCATCTCCGCCTCCTCCATCATCCACCGCGCCACCGACATTTTGGTCGACAAAACCTCTGTGCGTTGGCCTGCCGCCGAGCTGGTGCGCTGGCTCAATGACGCACAGCGCGAGATCATCCTAATGCGACCCGACTCGATGAACCGCACTGCCACCAGCACCTTGGCAGCCGGCACGCGCCAGAACCTGGACGCCATGGCGCTGAGCCCCGCCCCATCCAAGCTGATCGAGATTACCCGCAACGTGGCGGCCAGCTCCACCAAGGGAGCGGTGCGACTGGTGCCGCGTCACATTCTGGATGCACAAACACCGGGCTGGCACAACATCACTCCGAGCGTGAACATCCTGCACTACATGTTTGATGCGCGCGACCCAAAGACCTTTTACGTCTACCCGCCAGCCAGTGCAACCGCGCAGCTGGAGGTGATGTACTCGGCCATCCCGACCGACATCGCACAGCCTGCTGACGGCGGCACCTACGCCAGCGTGGTTGGCAACATCAGCGTGCCTGACATTTACGGCAATGCCATCCTGGACTACATCCTGTACCGCGCCTACAACAAGGACTCCGAGTACGCCGGCAACGAGTCTCGGGCGGCAGCCCACTTCAGCACATTCAACGCCAGCCTGGGTAACGAGGTCAAGGCCACGGTAGCGGTGCAGCCGCAGCTCAAACCTAACACCAGCGCGTAATTGAGTCGCAGGAAAAACGCATGACCATACCTACCGTAGCTGTAACCTGCCGCGCCAACGGCCAAAATGGAGCCGCCACTCCAGGCGCCGTATTTGTATTCAAACTCAGCCAGACCGAAATCTACAAAGGATTTGTGGTGCCTAGCGAGGTCAGAGCGGTCGCCGATGCAACCGGCTTGGTGGTGGTGCAACTGTGGCCCAACGCGCTTGGCTCCATCGGGTCACTGTACAAAGTAAAAGCCACCGATCCGGCAACCGGTAGCGTCTTTCTCAGGGCTTTTGCAAGCATCCCGAACGCTGCCTGCAACCTGGATACGGTGGTTACCGATGTGCCGCCAACGACGATTGACGCTGCTACACGGGCGGTGATTGAAGCGCAAGCCGCCCGCGAAGAAGCGAAGTTGGCCAGGAACGCATCCGAAGGCTTTTCACTGGAGTCGGCTCGCCAGGCGGGCATCTCTGCCACCAGCGCCATCCGCTCGACCGCGCAGGCCGAGCGATCAGAAAACAGTGCTGACACCTCGACCGTACAAGCTGGCCTGGCTACCGCACAAGCCCAGTTGACTGTCGAGGCCCGCACGGCTGCTGAAGTCGCCCGCGATGCCGCCCAATTGTCAGCAGGCATCTACCCGGACACGGCTACGGGGCTACTGGCCACTGCGGTGGGTCAGTATTTCAGTGTCCCGTCCGCACTGAACACCGAATACCTGGTGCTGTTTCGCCATGATGCAGGCAACGTCGCCACCGAAATCAAGCGCTACCCGAGCGTCGCTGGCATCGAATACACAGTAGCCAACACCTTGTACGTCAAGGCCAATGGCTCTGACGCCAAGTCCGGCACCTCCTGGCGCAATGCGTTCAGGACCATCGAAAAAGCGCTGGCCACGGCCACACTGCTGGGAACGCCGACGCTGATCGAGTGGGCGCCTGAATCGGTGGTTTAC